GTAGGAATGCGATAACATCTTCTTGATATACCAAAAAACCATAGTTATTCTTTAGAAGTTCGTCAATTTCTTCTGATGGGTTTTTGTTAAACTCTCTTTTTATTAGTCTATCTCTATATGAAGCACCACTTGGCCTAATCATTGCCGTAACGAGAGACATATCAAATATATTCTTTGGCTTGAACTCATTTATCATCTGGAATGCGAACGGAGATTCCATTTGGAATATACCAAAAGGAGAACGTAACATATCTGCCCACACTTTTTGGTCGTCCCAATCTATTTCATGCGCTCTAGGATACTCTTTACCTATTAATTGATATGCTTTATAAAGTGTATGAATCGTTCTTAGTCCAAGCAAGTCGTACTTTGCTAATCCAACTTCATGTACAGCTTCCATATCTAGCTGTAATACTCTGTTCCCGTCGGAATCTACCAACGTTCCATAATTATCATCAAGCGTTATCGGAGAAATAACAATTCCTGCTGGATGCCTAGACTGTGAAACACAAGTGTTGATTATTCCATCAAAATACTTGAATATCTCAGGATATTTTTTTTGAGCCTTTTCTGGATTTTCTACATATTCTTTCTTTATTGCCTTAACTTCGTCTATTGGATATTTTAATGCTCTACCAATTTCATCTATTGTTCCTTTATCAACTACCGTTCCAAGAGCAAGAACGAAAGCTGTTTTATCTTTTCCAAACGTCTCAATACAATGTTCAAATACTTTGTCTCTATATTCTCCCGGTATATCAACGTCTATATCACCAATTTCAACACGAAATTCGTTACAAAATCTTGAGAATATAGTATTCCATCTTAACGGGTTTAAGTCGATAATATCAAGTATATATGCAGTTGTAGAACCACCTACACTACCACGAGCAGGTCCGATTGGTATTCCTTGTTCTCTACACCAGCATATTAAATCAGACATAGATAACATAAATGTTATCATATTTACTTTTTTGAACACCTTATATTCTTC